CCTCCTGCACAGGTAGGGATAGGAGAAAAAAGATGAGTGAAGTAACAGAGAAAACACAAAAAAGAAAGTTAAGCCTTTCTAGCCTATTGACGCCTTCTAAGACAGTAGAAGTAGATTATCCAGGCTTTCCCGGGTTTAAAATACAGTTAACGTATTTAGGCCGTGATGAGCTTTTGAAATTAAGAAAAAAAGCTACAACAACGAAATTCGATCGTAAGACTCGCCAACCACATGATGAAGTGGATGACGACGTATTCATGCAATTGTATTCTGACGCCGTTATTAACGGATGGTCAGGCTTTAAATACAAATACTTAGCCCAGTTAACACCAATTGATGAAACTGGTGTAGACGCACAAGAAACATTAGACTATACTTCTGATGATGCTTACATTTTAATGAAGCATTCTCCAGATTTCGATGGTTTTATTGCCGATACTGTGGGTGACCTTCAAAATTTTACTACGAACAGTTAGACGCTCTAACTGATCAATTAAGTTTATACCTACGTCATGAAGACATAGGTATGACTAAAGATCGTGTACTCGAATTGCATAGGCAAATGGGTACAGAACCTACTGAAGAAGAGTTACCTCCAGATATGGATGACTTTGCTCAGGAAGTTCAAGAAGCCTTTACTATATATGGGCTTCTTCAAGATCGTGTAGAAGGTATGGGAACTTATCTAGGAAAGGACTACAGCTATGTTAAAGACATGCTGGACGTTTATGCCTATGAGGACCCAAAACTCATATTGTTTTTAGTACGGTACATAGATAACGTCAGAGTAGAAATCTATAACAAAAAGATGGAAGCTAAGTCTAAATCTAAAAACAATAGGTAGATAGCCAATGGCCAGCAAGAACAAAAATATACAAATAATTGTAACTAGTAAGGGACTCAAGGAAGTAAAACGCGACCTTGTATCTATTCGTAAACTTACTGGCCCAGGCAAATCTAACAGTATCAAGGTTAACCTCAGTGTTAACCAGCAAGGCTTTCAGCAATCCGTGCAGAAAGCTTTCAATTCCATTGCGTCTAAGAAGATAAAACTTAGCGTAAACCAAAAACATTTAACCAAATCCCTTAATGAAGCTATTCGAAAGATAGAGGCTAGAGGTATTCGGTTAAATGCTGCCACTTCGGTTACCGGTAGTAGGAACGGGGACGATAAATCTACAAGTAAAATTGCTGCCTCTAACATGATCGGCGGTGTGGCGTACCAAAGAGAGCAAGCAGAAGCTACTCGCGCAGGCACCAATGCGCAGAATGATGGTAACAGAATCACTCAAAAATTAGGCGATGATTTGAGTGGGCTAAGCCGGGCAATTGATCATCTATCTGATACCACTAAAGCCTTCACGAAGAGCGCTACAAAGATGGATGCTATGATTAAGGGACTGAATGCTGAGCTCAAACACAGTAGGCGCGTCTCTGAGGCGTTGCATATTGTTATTAAGGCTTCGGCTAAGTCATACGCTGCAGGCAATAAGATAAACATGCAGGTAGCTAGGCAGGCGGCTCTAACTAACAAGAATTTAGAAAGACTAATAAGAGGCCTATTGCACTTAGAAATAGCTACTAAGAAGGGGCTTGGACAACCTACAAAAAGCGCACAAGGTGACTTAGATCAAATGGCGTCGAGAGCCCATACCAGGCGTAGTATATCCACTGGGCTTGGAATGGCGACAGGATTCGATCCGGGTGCAGATCCGGCTAAAAGTAGGGAGCGTTCACTATACAACCTAAATAAAAATATATCCCAGGCTCAAGAAGTGGGCTCTCCTACCTTTACGCACGAAAAGGAAAAATACAACGTTGCTTCGACTGTGGACATGCAGCATGCACTGGGGTCTGCTAATAAGCTAGCTATACTAGATAGTCTCAAATCAACGACTGAATCATCAAAAAATAAAAGTGGCGACGCATCAAAGATTGAGAACGATAAGGTTGCGAAGTCAGCTGCGAAATTGGCTGCACAGCAGAAACTGGGTACAGCTGCCGAAAAGGCTCATACTAAGGCGGTAAATGCCGATACCGCAGCACTTAATAAAAACATACAAGTAGACAAATCATCTAAAAAGGGACAGCAAGCACCTTCTAGGGGTGGTGCACCTGTAGCAGTTACGGGTGGTAAACGCCCAGTAGACTCCTACACGAGAAACCGCGGAATCATAGGTACTAAAGGCGGAGGGGGAGACTTCTCACACATGGCATCTGGTATGGGCGGCTTCGTTGGTGTGTACGCCGAAATCGCTGCTAAGACTTTCGCATTAGGAGCCGCGTTTAGGGCCCTTAAAGAAGCGGCAGACTTTGGAGTACTTATAGATGGTATGAAAGCTTATGAAGCAGCCTCTGGTGCCAGCTTATTGACCGTTGCTAGAAAGGTAAAGGAAATAACCCAGCACACCGTAGGTCTTAAGCAGGCTTCACAAAGTGTTACTATGTCTATAGCCTCAGGTTTTGATTCTTCTCAGATTGAGAAAATGGCAGTAGCAGCAAGAAATGCTGGTATGGCTTTGGGAAGGGATCTAGGCGATTCCTTAGAGAGAGTTATAAAAGGTGTTACTAAAGCAGAGCCCGAGCTACTAGACGAATTAGGAATCATACTAAGACTAGAAACCGCTTCTGCGAAGTACGCAAAAACTCTAGATAAATCCGTAAAAGAACTGACCATATTTGAAAAACAGCAAGCAGTACTTAATGAAGTTTTAGACCAGGCAGATAAAAAGTTTGGCCTTCTAGGTTCTCAGATGGAGGGCAAAGCCAACTCATTCTCAGCCCTGGCAGCCTCACTTACCGACGGAGCATTGAAGCTAGGTAACGATGCTATGGACTGGAATATGTTCTTCGGCGTAGGCAGTTTGAAGGACGTAGCAGGATTCTTTGCTGAGAACGCCACTGCAGTTATAGCTGCTATGGCCGGGTTAGCATCCTTCCTATTACGTGGTATAATGCCACAATTTTCCAAGTTTAATGATAGCTACGCTAAGAAAGCGGAAGGCTTAGTTGCAACTAACAAAAGACTTACAAGGTCTTTTAAGGATGCCCGTAGTGACGTATCCTCAATGCGAGAAAGAGGAGCCGAGTCCCTAGGTTCTGCTAGTGCAGGGGAGTACGAGCAGGCAATATCTAGTCAATTTAGAAAGGGCACTAAGCAAGGATCTATAGGACTCGCGTACTCGGGGGTTGTTGCAGGTGTTGACGCCGCGTACGACGAGCCTGAAACACTGGCCGCTAGTAAATTTATAGAAAAAGACCGATATGATGAGCCGGTTAAAGGTGCTACGAAGCTAACGCAAAGCCAGCAAGCAGCAAGCTATATGCAAAGGGAGCTTGGGGGACAAGTTACAGAGGCCCTTAAACAGGTAGATACTACTAAGGCTAAAACTGCTAAAATAGTACATGAAGGCTTAAACATTGATACAACGCTAGATAGAAGACAGCTACAAGACCTACAAAGTTCTTACTTAGCAGTTGAGAAAGCACAAGCAGAAGCTTTGGGAGATCCTGAGGCGATAAAGCGTACGACGAAGGCAATGGATAAGCACCTGCAGACTCTTAGTACTAGGTCCCAAGCAGCAGGAGCCAACGCTAACAAGTGGCAAAAGTCCTGGAGCAATAGCTTAAATGCTGTTAAGGTTGCCCACCTAGACTGGGCTTCCAAGTCCTCTCAGGCCAACAAGATAGTTGCGGAAGCGCAGACGCAGGTACAGAATACTTTCGAGCACGAAGGACTATTAGCTGGACTGGGTCACGCCAAGTCTAGAGCTATAGAAGTAAGAGCGGAATTAACTAAGATTATAGCTATGTCTAAGCAGGCTTCTGAAGAGGCCCGTAAGGCGTCCAAAGAAAAATACCGTAAAAGCAAAAGTATTGCTAAAACAGACGCTCTACCTAATAATAATCTAGATAGATCAGCAGGGTTACTTATTAAAACTAGAGCTGCGGGCAAGTTGGGAGATCGACTAGGCAATAAGGCACTAGACAAGTACCATGCTTCTAGTCAGGCGCTACTTAGAACTTGGTTACGTATTCAAAAGGCAGTAGTAGGAACCAAACTCAAAACAGTTCCATTAGTAGGGGCTGTAAAAAGCATGTCTTCTTTTGCTATGAAAGCAATACAAGTGGTAGCAGTAGTTACCATGGTAGAATCAGCAGTAAAAGGGCTATTTAGCGCTTTCGGGCTTACCACTAAATACGTGTCCAAGTCTATATCCTCTATGAAGTCTTTTGGGGATGAACTGGACTCCCAGCAGGAGAAGTGGAAAGGGTATAAATCCCAAATAGCTTCCTTTACCTCTGGGTTTGTGGGACTAGGGGATGCGGCTAAGCATTCCGCGGAGTCTCTTTCCTCTTTCTCTTCTGGGTTCCAGAAAATGACTACTGATGCCTCTATAGCCTTTGAGAACTTAACATGGGGAGACAAATTAGGAGAGTTTTACTCTGAATGGACGTTCTGGAATGACTCCATGGATGAGCAGTTAGAAACTCAGGCAAAGAAGTTTAAGCAAGTTATACAGCAATCAGTTCATCTAAGGCAAGTAGCCTCTGCTGCAGGTATATCTACAGAAAATATAACTATGCTACAGGATAACGGAAAGCCTTCTGCGGAAATGACTAATTTTATTAAACATGCAAAGCTAGCCGAGGAGGCTGCTCGTAACTTATCTGGTAACATAAAAGGACTGGGCACAGCATACAAGGACTTAGGTTCTGCTACAGATGCCTTCAATAAGGGCATTATACCCAGCACTGTTTTTGATACTATAGTTAAAGGCACTAACACGGTAGTAAAAGCATTTAAAAGCTCCTTCTTAACTAAGGAAGCTAAGTCAGGACTAAGAGATGAAATAGGTAAGCTAGCTATAGCAGCCCAAGATGCTATATCAGATATAGATAAGATGGAAGACACCTTTAAAGTTAAGATTTTCAAAGGCTCTAACTTTAACATAGCTGCTATGAAAAAAACGTTTGATGAAAAGGGAGATGTGAATGGCTATGAGAGACGGTTCACTGATGAGCGGCTTGAAGGGCTAAATAAGACGGAGCGCTCTGGAAAAAGAGGACACGTAACCAAGGAGTCCACGTCCAACTGGGCTGCCGCCTCTAGAGAGGAGCAGAAAGCTAGAATACTAGCTCATGCTGAAGCCGCTTTAAAATCTCAATTTTCCGAAATGCCAGAGGGCGAACTAGCAAAGATACAGGATACAGTTAGCAAGAAGATGGTCGCCGGTCTAGCTAAGCTAGAGGCTACTAGTACTAGTAAGGGGTACAGCAGTAAAGAACTGACAAAGCTGTACAAGGAAACAATGAAGGAGTCTGTTACAGACAAGGCACTTAAGAGCTACGGGTACTCTAATATAATAAGAAGCCAGCTTGATACCTTGCAGAACTCTACTAAGAATGCTATACAGCATTGGACAGGAAAGAACCTTAGTGACCTAGCTAACGTAAGCACTAAAGAAGAACTAGACACTAATCTGAAAAAAATGGGAGTAGCTTTAGAGGAGTATAACGCTAAGATGAGAGCGTCTCAGGCTATAGCACAGAATTTAAAAAGCGAGATAGCGGAGTTAAACTATAATAAGTCTAAATTTGAAAAGGCGGGAACTTCCAGCGCTTTAGCATCGTCCTTAATTACGCAGAACGATGTTATACGTAAACAGACTACGCTTCTTGTAAACCAAAAAGAACATATGGAAGCGTCTCTAGACATGGAGAACGGCGCCATAGCTGACACTATTGCTAACACCCAGACAAAGATAGCTATTAATCTTAAGCAGGCTGAGATCACTAGAGCTACGGAGAGTATATTAAGTACCTCTTTAATAAAGCATAAAGCTATAAATTTAGAAGTTGGCAAGTGGGTAGATAACGCCACTAAGATAAATACTATATACGGTACTACCTTATCCAGCTTACTTAGTATCGGCGCGATAACTACAAAGTCCTCAACTGCCCAGAATTACCTACTGAAGCAAAAGAGTGAAGAAATATCTCTAATAAAGAAGATTGCGGCACTACACGCCGAACGAGCTGCTAAACTAGAAGATCAGAGCGCTGAGGAACAAGCCCGTATTAAGGCTGAGTACACAGGAAGGGAAGATATACTGAGGCTTAGCACAAAGGCTAATAAAGAAAATAGTAAGAGAGCCTTTGACAAATCTATGTTAGAGCACAGAATAAATTCTTATGAAACTCTTTTACAAAGAGCCAAGGATTATGCAGGTCTAATAAACCAGATTACCCAAGCAGAGTTCAGCCTGGGGGGAATATCCAAATCCTCTAATATGGTGGAGGAATTCTTCAATAGCAAAGGGTCGTTAGATCAAGAGTACGATTCTATAAAAGCTATAAGAGATGAAAGACAAAAAATGGCCATGGACGAGGCACAGAATAAGGCGGCAACTTTAGAGCTACACACAGCAGAAAATGAACACGCCAGAAATATATACCTAAAGAAGTCCGAGATACTTCAAGTAGAAACAGCAATAAAGTTACAGCTACTAGCTCAGACTTCTGCTGTAGAGGCGCAGGACAAGTTACTTTCTGCTAGAGAGGCTAAATCTAGTGCTCAACTGGCCTCTATAAACAAAGCTAATAACGCTGCAGGAATAGCATCTAAGAAGGAACTTATAGCCGATAGGCTTAAAGAGAAAACATCTAAGAGAATACTTGCTACCGCTATGCTAACCAAAAAGCTAAATAGTGTGGGCACCTCTGTAGAGGAAAAAGCAGCTATAAACAAAAAGATTCAAGCACAGAGCATATCTCTAGAGTCCGATAGACTATCTGCTATTAATGCTATGGTAGATGCTCTAAGAGAAGAGCATGATTTACGAAAGGCCTCTGGAGAGCTACTATTACAAGAGGAGTTAGCGTATAGAGCTATGGAAGAGGCTAAGAACTATAATGCTACAGACTCTGCAGCTGATGCAATTTACGCTAATGTAGACAGCGGTGTAGACTTAATTACTTCTAATCTTAAGGAATTTGGTACTATATACGGTAACGTAGGTAAAGAGAGATTTGATAATCAAAGATGGATGGACTTCGGTGAACGTTTAATAGACCAGGGAGCTGAGGATTCTAAAAGGATAATTAAGAGTGCTATAGGTGGGGAGCTAACACTGGAGCAAACATCTAAAGCAAGCCTTGTTAAACTAGGAATAACTAACTTCACTCTAGAGGAACTGCTTGCGACACAGAAGGATGTCCTAAATGCCACTCTTGCACTGGGTAACAGATCGTCCCTGCTGAAGACAGACGTAGTGACTAAGGCCTTTACGGACCCTGAGCTAGCAACGGATGATACACGAAAGGCCCTAATAGATGCCGCTAAGGTTATAACACAAAAAATAGGAACAGAACAGGGTAATAGTACAACTATACTAGTTGATCAGTTGATCACTATCAATAGCACCCTTAACAAACTAGGGAATGGGTTGACAGTTGCGATAACAAAAGGCCTGACTGAGTTCACGAAGAAAGAAGTGACTAAAGAAGCCTTAGATATTGAGATAGGTAAGAAAGAAGCTAAGTCTACTATATCTACTTCATCGGAAGCTTTATCGGCTATAGGCACTATTGAAGTAAACTTTGGGGGGCTACAGGACTACCTTACCAAACAATTGGCTAACCCTACTACTACCCTAAAGGGTGCTGAGGCCCTACAAAAGGCGCTTGCTGGCTTGGGAGACAAGTTTCCGGGTTTAATATCCCAAAGCAAACGGCTAGTTGATAGCCTTACTAGTAGCAAAACAGCAGTTGACTTAAATACTGAAGAGCACAAACTAGGTACTACTGCCCAGAAGGAAGGTACAATAGGACTGGCGGAAAACACAACAGCAGTTAAATCCAAGGAACCTATTAGTAACGTTACTAATAACATTACTAATGTTACTAATTTAGCCGTAGACACAGAGGCAGTGGCCACAATAGTGTCTGAGGCGTTAATAAATCGTGCGGACAGACAGAAGAATAGGGGTAATAGGGATACAGTAGTATTTGATAAGGGGGTTCTAGACTTAGCAAGAGGTGGTCACATTACAGGACCTGGTGGACCTAAAGACGATGTTATACCTGCTTGGCTATCTAATGGGGAGTTTGTTGTTAATGCGGCCGCTGCCAATGATAATAGGTCATTACTAGAGCACATTAACTCAGGCAATAAGATTAGCGGGTTTGCAGAAGGTACTGCTACTTCAACTGGTGACCCCTTTGGTGCTGCACCAACATGGGACCCTATCGGTCTATACAGTTCACTAACACCTATAGCACAAGGCATACTAGACAAGGTAGATTCTACTACGCTAGTAATATTAGATTTCTTAAATCCTATTGTAGGACTAGGTGATACAGCCGACAATATGTTAATTGAGTTAATGCTGTTTAACACATCATTTGACGACTTACTAAGTGAGCTACAGTACGTACAGCCTGGAAGCGAGGGCAACCTAATAGAGAATATTAATTCTGCATTTGCGGAATTAAAGCCAGTATTTGCCGACTTAAAGCCAATACTTAGTGATTTAAAACCAATAATGGAAAGACTTTCTAAGGGAGGAGTATGGGATACCCTATTCCCTGATTCTGAGTCTGAAGTTCAAGCTCCTAGAGTAATGCGCAATCGAAGATCTGCTTCATCCGTAGAGGTAGAGAAAAGAGCGAATGGTGGAGCTATTAGAGGCCCTGGGGGTCCTAAAGAAGACTTAATACCTGCTCTACTATCTAATGGTGAGTACGTAATTAACGCTGCTTCTACTAAGAAGCATGAGCCTCTTATACAAGCTATTAATGAAGATAACGTCTCTCAATTTATGTCTGGCGGAAGAGCTAATGATGACATAGCTAGATTCAACGGAGGGGGTATGGTTCCTCCTAAAACTAATACTAAGGCTGTCAAAGCTATATACGCCGGTAGGTTCAGTAAGGGTGTTGAATTTGCGCACTGGCCTAGTGAAACTAGGGGTATGAAGAATGGTATACAAGGTTCGGTACGTTACGTAAGGGAAGGCAATAAAATAGTTAATATGCGTATGGATGCCCCTAAGGGAGGCCCAAGCTCCGCTCAGCTACTAAATGCTCTACTTAAGAACAATCCTGAGATAACTTCTATAGACCCACTACAAACTACTCCAGGTAAAAAATTCAAGGACCCTAAAGGGTACGGAATCAACAAAATGCGAGGCGGAGGTGACCAGTCTCTAAAGACTTTGAGATACTTAGCCGGTCTACATGGAGTTGAGGTACTTGAGACATACGAAGAGATGGAAGACAGATGGGCACGCGAGTCTAAGGTTAAAGATGTAGAAAAGCGTACGATGCCTAGAAAAGGAGCAAGCATGCAAAGCATGCCTAAAGCAGGACTGCTTAAAACTGCTCTAAGATTTGTACCGGGACTAGGAGCCGCTATTACTGCAGCTGACTTTGCCTCTATGTACAATCCATTTGAGAAGGAATATACTTCTGTAATGGAGAGAGACTTTAGTGATAAGAAGGGTAAGAAGGACAACCCATTTGGCTCTCTTAACCTTAAGTTTGCGGAAGGCGGTATTGCTAAGTTTATGTCAGGCGGCCCAGTAGATGAGGATGAGTATGCAAAAGGAAGGGCTTGGCAGAAACATCTGAAGGAGTACCAAAAGGAGTATCAGCCCAAATATCGCGCTAAGAAAAAGCTAGAAGCAGCAGCAGATGCGGAAAAAAAGGCTAAAAAGGCTATCTATAATAAGGAGTACAACGCCAGGAAAAAGGCAGAAAAATTGGCTAAACCTACGGAGGCTCCTTGGAAAAAACAGTTTACACAAGATACCTCTAAGTACGGCAAAGGAACTCCAAAGGTATCGCAGACTAACTTATTTGGTAATAAGCAAGGATTTGATAGCAAGTGGTTAAAAGGGGCAGGACATCAGCCTACATTGCCTGGTATGGACTCTAAGAACGTATATACTGACAAGTGGAAGAAGCAGTTTATAAAGGACCTTACTAAGTATGGAAGAGGCTCTTCGCAACTAGACCTACTTCCACAAAATAGATTACCGTTCACAGGTCCGGGTATACCTAGAAGCAGCGGTCCGTCTATGAGAGCGAATGCAGCTAGATTTGGCAAGGCTTTCCTAAAATTTGGCTTAGGCCCTGTAGGGATAGGACTAACTGCAGCAGAATTAATATCTTGGTACATGGAAGAAGATGATACTGCTAAGAGTGTTATGGACGGGATTGGAGAAGACAATAAGGGTCTAGTAATAGACTTAGGACCTACACAGGGTAAGAGTGCTATAACAGGCAAAGAGTACGCTAACGGTGGAATGGCTAAGAAGTACGCTAGATTTGCACATGGCGGATTAGCTGGAATGGGGAGAAATGGAGATACTGAGCTAGCTCATGTAAACCCAGAAGAGTCTAAAGTACTTAAGTCTATGGGCGGGTCTGGTTCTATTAATCCTAAAACGGGTCTACGTGAGTACGCTGGAGGTAAGAGTTCATCTGAAGCAATAGATAAGGCGAGACATCAGTTAGAGATATCGCACTTGCAAGCATTAATTGAAGTTTCGAAATCATCATTAGATCAAACAATATCTCATAAAGCCCTAAAAGAGAGTAGCAACGCTACCGACGCTGAGATTGCAGAAAGCTCCTTGAAGTTAAACGCTACTAACGCTAGAATGGAAAAGGCTATAGATAAACTAGCTAAGAGTTCAGGTCCTACAACGGCCGGAGTAAATAACAAGTACCTTGGAGAGTTGTTGGGCAATTCCTTTAAAAAAGGAATTGGAACGGCGATATTAAAGAACGACTGGTCAAATTTACTGGAAAATGTTGCTGGTTCCTTTGCAGAGGACTTACAAACCACTTACTTAGGTAATGCAGAAGTGGCGGCGAAGGAGATGTTTACACAAATGTTTACCGATGCTGATATGGGCGGGAATAGGAAAGTCTCAGACAAGTCTGATGTACAAATGGCTCCTGATGGTATCATGCAAGCTGTAGGCGACTTATTTACTAATCACGGTAAAAATAGCTTCATGGATAATATAATTGGAGACCTAGGGGGACTATTCAGCGGAGCCGGAAAGTCTCTAGGTAATGCTGGCAACGGAATATGGGGTATGTTATCTAACATGTTCAGCAGCATGTTCTCTAAAGGTGGCTATGCTCAGTTTTCTAAAGGCGGATTTGCTAAATTTGCAGAGGGCGGTAACGTACGCGGATCAGGGGGTCCTACGTCGGATAGTATACCTGCTTGGTTATCTAATGGAGAGTACGTTATTAACGCGGAATCAACAGCACAGTATAGACCTATTCTAGAGTCTATAAATGCTGGTGAACTAGCTAAGGGTGGATTTGCAAAGTTTGCTAAAGGTGGATTTGCTAAGTTCTCTGAGGGTGGTATATCTTCAGTAGAGTCAGCACTGCTATCCGGAGATAACATTGGTTACATAGCTCCTATAGCACAACCTAGTAACAAAGCTTCTTCAGGCTCGTCTACTAATACTGTTAATGTTACAGTTAACGTATCCAGCGCTGGAACTTCTGTAGATGTAGAGGATTCTCAGGGAGATGTAGAAAAGTCTAGAGCACTAGGAGATATGATAGGTCTTAAGATACAACAACAACTTATAGAGGAGCAAAAGCCTGGCGGTCTTTTGAGTGAGTACTAATTATGGCAAGTGAATTTAATACACAAGTAGGGATTAACCCTGCTAAAGGTTTTAAAGAAAACCGTGTACAAAAAATACTTAAGTCCCAGTTTGGTGACGGGTATATGCAGAGGACTGTAGAGGGGTTAAACAACCACTCTAGTACTTTTTCTTTGAACTTTGTAAACAGAACCCCAGAGGAGGCAAGTGTAATAACAGACTTTCTTGAGGCACGAGGTGGGTTTAGAAGCTTTACATGGACTCCTCCTGGAAGAGACAAAGAGATAAAAGTATTCTGTGATAAGTGGTCGGAGACTTATGTGGGGCACTCTACTATAAGTATAGAGGCTACTTTCACTAAGGTGTACGAGTGAGTTCACATTACCCCTCGTCTGTAGTACTGGATATTTATAGCTTAGCCCCTGGGGAGCTTATAGAATTATTCGAGATAGACCTTAGTAAGGTGACTAAGCAGGATAAAGATGTATTCTACTTTCACTCGGGAACTTCAGTTATAGGCTCCTCTATAGTATGGCAGGAAGTAGAATACGTATCCTTCCCCATAGAGATTACAGGCTTTGAGTATAATGGTAAAGGTAAACTACCTAGCCCTATGTTAAAGATAGCTAATATAACGGGGATTCTTGTATCCCTACTAAGGGAGCATGAAGATTTATTAGGTGCCAAAGTTACTAGACATAGAACATTTGCCAAGTACCTAGACCCATTATGTGTTAGAAACGATAATGGGGCAGTGGCTGTTGGTATACACAATGAAACGGACTGTACCCAGCTAATGTTGCAAGAACCATTCGAAGCTCATACATGGCATCCTAATGAGTCAGCAGACCCTACAGCTAGCTTCCCGGACGATATATACTATATAGACCGAAAGAAGCAAGAAAATAGAATAGTAATAGAATTCGAACTGTCTACTGCTTTTGATGTACATGGAGTTAAGCTTCCTAGAAGGCAGATGATATCTAACACCTGCACCTGGGAGTATGGTCCTGACAGTATTAATAGAACAGGTAGTGCAGAGGGTTGCTCCTGGCTTAGAAACAACGATAAAATGTTTGATTCTTCTGACCAGCCTGTTACGGACTCCACTAAAGACGTATGTGGAAAGAGAGTAGGAAGCTGCGAACTTAGATTCGGAGAAACAGAGATATTACCTTATGGAGGATTCCCTGGGTCTAATGTAGGGTTTTAGCTATGGAAAACAATATGAGAGAGCACGCTAAGCGTGAGTACCCAAGAGAAGCATGCGGATTAGTAGTAGAAATAGAGGGAGAAGAAATATACTTCCCCTGCAAGAACTTATCTGAAAACAGTGACCAAGACTTTATACTAGACCCTAGGGACTACGCGGACGCAGAAGATGCTGGTACTATAAGGGCAGTATTTCACTCTCACCCTAATGGGTCGTGCAATCCCAGTCCTGCAGACTTAGTATCTTGTGAGACCTCTATGCTGCCTTGGGTAATATTAAGCTGGCCTGCTAACAGCTTCTATAGATTTGCACCTACTGGGTACTCTGCAGAACTAGAGGGCCGACCGTTCTACTATGGGGTACTAGACTGCTGCACTCTGTGCAGAGACCTGTACAGTAGAGAACTATCTATAGATTTTGAGTGTATAGACTCTTCAGGGGTTTATCCTAAATTAAACTGGTGGGAAGATAAAGGTGCTGACTACTACGTAGATAACTTTGAGTCACAAGGATTTGTAAAACTGACTGATGAGACCCCTAAGAAGTACGATATATTCTTAATGAAAGTAGCGTCCCACTCTGCCAACCATGCAGCTGTATACCTGGGAGGCTGCTCTATAATACACCATCTATCGAATAGGCTATCTATAAAAGAAGTGTATACCGGATACTGGCAGAAGCATACAGTTCACCATTTAAGACACAAGTCTCTATGCTAACCGATGTACGACTGTATGGAGAGCTAGCAGATAAATATGGTAAGGAGTTCCGTTTTGACATAGACTCACCGAAGGATGCAGTAGCCGCATTAGTGGCCAACTTCAGCACCTTTAGGGAGACTATGGAGGGGGAGGATAAGTACTACGCAGTAATATACGAGGAAGAAAACCTTGATGTAGATACCTTAGTATTAAAGAAGTTTGAAACTACCGGTACTTTAAAGATAATACCTGTTATAAGAGGCTCCGGAGACTCTGCACTGGGTAAGATAATAATAGGGGCGTTAATAATATACGCAGCTACTCTTATACCGGGATCCACTGCTACCTTTATGCAGCTACTTAGCGGCGCAGAGACTGTGTCCTTCTTACAAACCACCTTAGTATACCTAGGAAAAAGCGTTATGATGAGTGGAGTTACCCAGGCACTCGCCCCTACCCCTGGCACTGCTACTAGGGCAGATAAGGTAGAGAACTACTATTTCAATGGACCCGTTAATACAACAAGACACGGGAACCCTGTTCCTATAGCCTATGGCCAACTAATGGTGGGGGGAGCAGTAATAAGTGCTCAAATAGTATCACAAGACAGAACCATTTTAGAGGATAACAGCTAATGAGCACTATAGTTTTATACGGACATTTAAGAGAGAAGTTGGGTAAGACCTACTCCCTAGATGTGCAATCTGCGGCAGAGGCGATAAGAGCAATGAGTGCCGTAGTACCTGGATTCAAAGAAGCTATACTAGGAAACGGGGAGACGCCTCTAGCCTATAAAGTATTAATAGGCGATAAAGTAGCTAGTATACACGAATATCAGAACCCAACTAGCACCAGTACTATAAGGATAGTACCTGCTATTATGGGCTCCAAAAGTAAGACAGAACAAATACTAACTGGGGCCTTACTTATGTGGGCAGGCAGTGGCCTCGGGGGCCCGATAGTTCCAGGTGGTGACGGTCTGAGCATGATGCAAGCGGCAGGAAGTATGATGTCCAACTTCGGAATGTCTATGGTAATGTCCGGTATAGCACAAATGCTGGCACCTGACCCTGTGGATACCCCAGAGACGCCTAAGAACTACTACTTCAATGGCCCCGTTAATACAACAAAACAAGGAACTCCAGTACCCGTGGCCTACGGGCAGGTACTAGTAGGAGGAGCAGTAATAAGCGCTCAAATAGTCTCACAAGATAAAACCAGATTAGATTAGAGGATAAGTACCGATGAGTAATAGCAATGAAATAATACAGAATGTACCTATTATTAGGGGTGCCCTTGGAGGAGACGGAGGAGAAGGTACTGCTCCTGTAGAAGAGGACAATACTCTATTTTCCACAGCTACAGCTAGTGTTCTAGACTTGGTATCTGAGGGCGAGATTGAAGGACTGGTAAACGGCGCAAAGTCTATTTTCTTTGATGGCACTCCTCTAAAGGATACACAAGGTAACTGGAACTACAGGGATGTATCTTGGCAAGAGGAGAAAGGTACTCAGTCTAATAGAGTTATACCTGGGTTTGAAACTACAGCTACACAAGTATCAGTTAACCAAATGGTAGAGCAAGATGGCGCTACCCCTCTTGGTGTTATAAGAACTATAACTTCCGCTAATATGGACGCTATTAGAGTTAGTATGTATACCCCCTCTTTTGTGTACGTTGATAACGAGACAGGGGACCAGCGCTCTACTACCGTAAGATACACTATTGAACTTAAGCCTAACATATACGAAGACTGGATACCTTACCCAGGAGTAGACGAGTATTACCAGAAAGAAGGTAAAATTACTACTAGGTATGACTGGAACCATAAGTTCCCTATACCCCTAGAGTGGAAGGCCGATGTAGACTTTAACTCCGTACAAGTACGAGTAAAGAGACTAACGGCAGACTCCACTAATGACGATAAGGAGAAGTACGAGGAAGACGTAGCAGAATACGAAGCACGCTTAGATGAGTGGATAGAGGCGGCGGGGTTTCTTGGAACAGTAGTGCAGCCAACTGCTCCTAACCCAGATGACTACAATAAAGAGTCTACTAGTATTCAGAATAAGATATACTGGGGTTCTTACTCCTCTATAATTGAAAATAAGTTCTCCTACCCTAACAGTGCTATAATGGGTATTAGACTAGATGCTAGACAGTTCGGACATGTACCCGTACGAGGATACGAGATACGCGGTGTAAAAGTAAGAGTACCTAGTAACTATAATCCTTATGACCCGGAAGCAGATAATACCGTATTATACAATGGAATATGGGACGGGTCTTTTGATATTAAGTGGACTATGAACCCCGCTTGGATATACTACGATTTATTAACTAACCCTAGATATGGTCTTGGGGAGTTTTTAACAGAATTACATATAGATAAATGGTCCCTATATACAATAGGAAGGTACTGTGACGGAGTAAATGAAGAGGGACGGTTTGTTGGGCTACCTTCTGGATTCGTAGACAACGAGGGTGTAGATGTCATGGAGCCTAGGTTTACATGTAACTTATACCTACAAGGAGCAAATGAGGCTTATAAGGTTTTACAAGACATAGCATCAGTGTTTAGAGGGCTAGTATACTGGGACCAGGGTCTAGTATCCGCAATACAAGATAGGCCAAAGAGTCCGGTATTTCAGTTCTCTGAATCAAACGTTATTGGAGGTAACTTTTCTTATACTGGTTCTTCGAAAAAAGCAAGACATACGGTAGTACTAGTTACATGGAATGACCCCGAGGATGGATATAAACAGGCCATAGAGTACGTAGAGGATAGGGACGGAGTAATTAGATATGGAGTAGTAGAGAAATCTATAGTAGCTTTCGGGTGTACTTCTAGGGGGCAAGCCAGAAGAGCTGGTAGATGGTTGCTGTACACGGAAAGAATGGAAACCGAGGGTATTAGCTTCCAAACAGGACTAGAAGGAGCCCCTATACGCCCTGGAGACTTAGTAAAAGTATCTGACAAGCATAGAGCCGGAGTAAGGTACGGAGGTAGATTACTACAAGAGACCTGTTCTGACACTGGGTACTATACAGAGGAGTCTTGCAGTAATGACTCTACCTTTAGGGGTACAGGGCTAGATGACTTCAGTAAGTCTGGAACGTATACTGGTAAGGTAGGAACGGAGATAGAATTTGTAGTAAGCTTTACAAAATACGCACCCTATGAACCTACAATACATATATCCGAGAGTGGGTGGAATGACGACTATGATTATATTATAGAAGATTTATACTTAATGGATGGGGATATCCTAACCTTTATAAATAAGGGAGTAAGTCCTGTAAGGGTACAAGATAGCAAGGGGCTGTTTGACTCTGGGGATCTACCACTACTACAGGGAGATGTATTTGTTTTCCGTATACCGCCTGATTTCTCTAAGCAGGTACTAGAGGCATATAATACTCCCGAAGAAATTCAGTACTCTATTGATAACCCATTTGATAACAGCCTTAACTCTCCTATAGTACGTAACATATACGATCTAGCATTTCCAGTTCTAACATTGGACTGTGACCCTATAGACTTCGACCCGGATGAAGTTAACATATACATTGATGGTAAGCTAGATACCGCTACAGGTACGGGTATTCCTATGACGGGCAGGGTTACTCTATACAACCAAGGAATTACTTATCAGTTTACTAATAGCATAGGGCACGAAGTTGGCGACTCTTGGGTTTGGAAGTCAAGAGAATGGAACTCCTCTTCACGAACAGAGCTAGTATTAGATGGGCCTGTGGACTTAAAGGTAGGTGATGAAGCTATGGTAAGTCTTGTACAGCCCGGAAGTAGGTGTATAAATGAGGACGGAGACGTAATAACAGGAGATTTAGCAACTAGCTACAGTGCATGTACTGGCTACGGGTACACTTGGGAGGATACTTCCTTTGTAGTAGATAGGAGCATAATAATAGACACAGACTTAAGTACTATGGAGCACCCTATACTACACCTAGACGTGGCCTTAGACTTTGACCCAGCACCTTTACAGATATGGTCTATTGAACGACCTGGAGCACTAGAATCTCAGTTATTCCGTGTACTAGCTATATCAGAGAAATCTAAGAGTGTATACAACATAACGGGGCTACAGTATAATGGCTCTAAGTTTGACGCAATAGAATTAGGAGACGAGCTAGAGAGAAGACCTATAAGCAACAGATCTGAATGGTCTGATACCGTACCTATGGTAGGAGATATTGTTGCTACTGAAGAATTACACCTAAAGGTAGATAACGTAATAAATAGACTACATGCTAGCTGGGGTCACCCAATTAGCTCTTACTATTGCCTAGGTGACGACAGTATATCTGAGGAATCTAACTGTACAGGATACTCTAGCTATGCTACTGAGTTCACATGTTCCGACCCTATTTACTTCGATGAGACTAGCTGTACTGAGGCCTTAGGTACTTGGGCAGAGACTCCCGTAGAGTTAGTTTGGAGCAGAAATAGCTACAACTATGTAAGCCACTATGAAGTGCAGTTTAGAAGAGAGGAAGAGGACTGGGTATCCCTGCCTACTAGCTTATCTAACAGTATTACTATTGAGAATACAAGCGCATCCCCATTAAAAGAGTACATCTGTTCAAATACACAGTATACCGATAGGGAATCATGTATAGAGAACGACGCACTGTGGGAGAAAAGACCTTCACTATGTTACGTTGATGATACTGCAGTATGTTTTGCAGGAACCACATACTCCATTAGAGTTAGAACTATAGCTATAATAGGAAACAGGTCTTCTGCTTGGAACGAGAAAAAGATACATCTACTTGGTAAGACATCTCCTCCTGCCGACGTACTAGGGCTAAGCACTGATTGGGACAAGAATAAGGGATTATCCCTAACTTGGAGCTCTGTAAGAGACTTAGACCTTTCCCACTATGAGGTTAGAAAGGGCACAAACTGGGATACTGCTGAAGTACTCAAGGTTAACGTACCTACCCCATACCTAGAAGTGGGCAGTATATTAACAGGTACGCATACGTTTTTAGTAAAAGCAGTAGATACATCAGGAAACTATTCCTATGTGGAAGACAGAGTAGAATACTCTCCTTTAGCACCTGCCTCAGTGAGAGACTTAAGCTTTACGGTACATGAGGGCTTCACCACACTAACATGGTCAGAGCCTACTACTCAGCAGCAAGGAGTTAAGGGGTATGAAGTAAGGCAAGGAACTGATTGGGCTAATGGCCAGTCACCTCTTAGCATACCTTCTAAAGAGGTGACGTACCCAGTAACTTGGGGGCCAGAAGGGTACACTGACGCAAGTTCGCCAAGTACAGGCTCTTCCACTTTTTGGGTAGCTGCTATAGATTACTCAGATAACTTCGGGTCACCAACTTCTATAACTATTGATATAGGTAGGCTATCTACCCCTGAGCTAACTAATACTATAGAAGGAACTAACGCAAGACTTTCCTGGATACCGCCTGTCACTAGTGGTATGCCTGTGTCCTCTTACCAGCTTAGGCAGGGGGATAGTTGGGAATCCTCTACTTTAATAACTAATAGTAACACTACTGAGTGGAGTATGCCCGTAACCTGGGGTAACAATAACCCTAAAACCCTTTGGGTAGCAGCAGTAGACTCCGCGGGAAATGTAGGATATCCTGCTATATCTACTATAGCGGTTATAAATCCGTCAGCACCTGTAGTAGCACACTCCTTTAACTCAGAGAATGTTCTTATACAGTGGTCGGATAGCGGAATAGGAAGTCTTCCTATTCTAGAGTACGAAATAAGGTACGGTGTTACTTGGGAAGATGGAAGAAACTTATCTGGTATAGCTAGTACTGATGAGAACTTTTCTCCAGAACTGAAAGACGGCACTACTAAGGCTGTTAGATGTAGTTGGGGTACTAAGTACGGGGAGCCTACTAGGGCTTTTTGGGTACAGTCCACGGATACTGCAGGAAATAAAGGTATACCAGGTAAAACGGAGGTAACTATTGTAGATCCAGCTGCTCCGGTATTAGTTACTTCTGATGTGATTGATAACTATATTATACTAGATTGGGACGCTGCAGTAGTAGTACAGGATACCGAGGTATCCGTAGTATCGGCAGGAGGACAACTACCTATACAAAACTATAGAATGTATAGCTGCGGTAAGGACAACACTACTTGTAGTGTGGAAGATGTAGCAGATACTTCGTTACTACTAGGCCCTTCTACCTTTATTACCAAGTTTGAGTCAGCGGGTGGAGTATATAAATACTTTTTAGCTGCAGTAGACTCCGCAGGTAATGAAGGCGAGCCTATGGAGCACGAGGCTATAATTAATCAACCCGCTAATTTCGTTCTACACGATAGCTTTATTAGTAGCTTAGATACTTCTAGTCCTTACAATACAGAACATTGTGATGGAGCGGTAGCGTCAGATGCGGTATCTTGTACTGCTATAGGGGGTACTTGGGTTGAGACTGATAGAATATCCACTGTTGACTTGTATAAAGGTGACAGCTTCCCTGCTTATGGTCCGGTGGATACGACAGAGACTTGGGCTGAGCATATAGTTCAGCATCCTAGTTCTTGGGGTTCAGAGGACCCATACGTTACTCCAAAACCAGGTACAAATACTTTCGCATTTACACATGTTATAGACTTAGGAGTGGAGTTAACCTCCTCCAACATTCAGACAGACATAGCAGCTAAATATCTTAACAGTAGTGCCGAAGTGGACTACAACTTAAATACCTACTGGACTAACAACTTGGCTTACTTTAACGAAGCTGACTTAGCTTCCGAGTACGGGTGGGAAAAGGCTGATTCTTTGAGAACAGCAGCAGCTACTAATTTGAGGTATGTCAAAGTAATATGTACGTTTAATAACGTGCCTACAGGAGACTTAGTAAGGATTGACAACGTTAAGGTGTCGTTCACTATGTCGGAGCAGGTAGAAGAAGGGTCCGGGGAAGTAACGAATGCAGTAGACGGGCAACTACTCTACGTGGACGGTAGCTCCCCAGACATGGGAACAGTATCCAAGTTTATTGATGTTAAAGACATAGAGGCAAACTACTCAGGATTGAGTAATACTAAAACTGCTATAGTTGACTTTGTAGACCAGGCCAGTCCTGTATCTGCTACAGTCTACGTATACGATATTGAATCAGGAACCAAGACTACGGGGTCATTTACATGGCGTGTACTTGGGGTTAAAGACTAAAAATTAAGGAGAATAAATAATGGCAAATTGGAATAACCCTCGCCAAGAAAGTACCTACACGCAAGTTTTAGGGGAGTTTAAGGAAAGAGATGAGGATGCTGCTAAGCAGTTCCGTAACTACGGAGACAACGCAATACTAGGTAGTTCATGGCCTATAGGAACTATTAGGTTCGACGGCGCACAATGGCTTACTTGGAGTGGAACTACCTGGAGTATCCTATCTACCTCTTACAATATAAATGTGGATAGGTTGGGCACTCACTCTGCTTCTACGGCTGGAGGAGCGGGTAATATTCCTGTATGTGGGGATACAGTACAAACTAATCTAAACGCTGATAAGCTTGATGGGTATCATGCGGGAACAGGGCAACTACAAATACCTATATCGAACGGTACTGTATGTGTTAACCTTAATGCAGATAAGCTTGATGGGTACGACGCAGGAACCGCCTCAGGTAATATACCTATATCTAACGGCAATAAGTGTACTAACCTCAACGCAGATCTATTAGACGGGTACCATGCGGGAACCGCTAGTGGTAATATACCAGTATCTAACGGTAATAAGTGTATAAATTTAAACGCTGATATGCTTGACGGACTTACCTCGGGAAATAATAGTGGAAATATACCTATATCTAACGGTAGCCTGTGCGTAAACTTAAACGCAGATAACCTTGAGGGTCTATCCTCTGGAAATGGAAACGGTAATATACCTATATCTAACGGTGTTATATGTACTAACTTAAACGTTGAGAAGATATCCGGTAAATTATTATCTGACCTGTCTTTAGCCCATACACATCCATACCTTCCTACTAACCCCTCCTCTGGATCCGCTACATTTACAGGTAACTTAACTGTTACAGGTGGAATTACAGAAAGCTCTGATGCAGCATTAAAGTATGATATACTACCTATACAGGGTGCTTTACATACTATTAGCCAACTTAAGGGGTCAACCTATAAGTGGAAATCTGATAATAAGAGTTCTATAGGACTTATAGCACAGGAGGTAGCAAAGGTTGTACCAGATGCTGTTACATACGGAGAAGATGGGGAAGCTGTAGGAGTACAGTACACCAGACTTATAGCCCTGCTTATTGAAGCAGTAAAAGATTTAAATAACAAATTGGAGAATAAATAATGCCAGCAGGTACACATAATATAATTATAGAGAAGGGTGCTTCATTTGACTTATCTCTAACCATAGAGAAGCCTAAAGGTACTCCAATGGATATATCTAACTATGAAATATACGGACAAGTACGAAGGGACTTATATGATACTGAAGTAAACGCAGAGTTTTCTAGTACTAAACCAGGAGGAGGAGTGGATGGTAAATTTACTATTTCTATAACTCCAGACCATACTGACACTATGTCTGCTGGAATGAACGTGTACGATATAGAACTTCATGAGCAGAGTACCGGCCAGGTAATGAGGCTATTAGAGGGGCGCGCAGAAGTTAAGGCAGGAGTAACCAGATGATTGATGTTCACTTAACGGTTATTGAGTACCCTATAGTTAGTATTGACGTAAAGGCTGCGGATGAAATAGTAACAGAGATAAAAGAAGAGTCTACTGTAGTACTGTCCTCTGAGCTATCTTTTAGCCAATTAGCTAAGTACGTAGCATTTGAGCAGCATGGCAGTTTAGTATCTAAGAACGTACAAGATGCTATATCCGAAATATCCGATAACTTATTTCAGCAGGGAGAAGAACCTACTGTTGGAGTTAATGAAGGAGACTTGTGGTACGATACAGTTCACGATACCCTTATGGTATATAGTACTATAGACGGATCTAGTAGCTGGACTGAGGTTGTTATGCAGAACCAGGGTACCGTAGACGGGGGAGAGTTCTAGAAATATTACGTATTTTTCAAAGGTGGGGAAAAAATTTACTTGACATTTACCCCGCCTTTCGGTATAATGTATTTATAAACTCGAGTCCTACATAGGATTTATAGAAAGATGGCAAGATCAAACACGATAGTACTAAAGAGAACGAATGTTCCCGGTAAGATACCAAGTACTCAGAATTTGACACAACCAGGCGAAGTTGCAGTAAATCTGGCAGATAATAAGTTATTTGTAAGAAATACTGAGGACCAAGTTATAGAGTTGACGAGTCAGCCGTTAGGCAACGCGTCAGACGTAAATATTTCTTCCCCGCTAGACGGGCAAGTACTAAGATTTAGAAGTTCAACTAATCAGTGGGAATCTTCTAACTCTTTACATATACTATCTTCGGATGGTGAAGTTTCTGTTATGAATGCAGAAGTACTTAAGTTTGATCAGAATACAGGATTACAGGTAACAGATCTGGGGAACCATGAAGTTGAAATCAGCATTGGTTCACACTGGAAACAAATAGAAGTAGACGGAGAGTCTACGTTGACCCCTACTGGCGAAGAGCCTTTACAGCTAATAGCAGGAACAGGGTTGACAATTAAAACGGATAGTTCAACCGCTCCACAGAGCATCGAGTTTATAGCAAATGAACCTTATCTGTCTGCCTTACAGGATGTAGTATTAGATCACACTCCACCAGTTAATGGGGAAATTTTAAAATGGGAGAACAACGCTTGGCGATTATCGACAGGTGTAGATATCCAGAGATTTGCGTTCGATACTCCAAGTTTTACTTGGAATATCGCTCATGAAAAGGGAACAGATCAATTTATTGAGAGAATAGTTAGAGAAGACGGAATGCCTATGTTTGCTAATATAGATGTAATAGATCCCAATAACTTTAACGTGTATTTTACGGAAGAAGTAACAGGTCACATAGATGTTATTTTTTCAGGATAAAACAGATAAAGGAAGAGACAAAAAATGAATGAAGTAAGAATACCACGCACAGAGCTGCATTTAGCAGCTTATGTGAAAGCTCATGGGGGAGGTTTTTTAAACTTCGCTGATGGGTGCTTTATATTCGAGAGTGATAAGCCCGAGAATGAATGGAGAGTTGCGCATAGCAACAGTTGTTGTCTAAAGACAGATGTAGAGTTATTTACCCTAAAGAAGTTTTTACCAAGACGCTAAGAGAAGAGAAGAGGACTAAAAATTTAAATTAATATGATAATATTTCTTAGGAGGAAATAATATGGCTACAATATATCCAATTCATCACGGTATTACGCTTGCAAGCGGTTCCGAGATAGAAAACGTCGTAATTGAGACGTTAGCAAATGATCCAGCACCCCTTGTAACAGGACGTGTATGGTATAACTCAACTACCGGCTTCTTAAAAGTTGCACTAGGTAACCCTGCAGTTGCTGCAGACGTTGCAAGTGGTGTTAACGTTGCAGACGCGGTATCTACACTTAGAACTGATCTTCAAGGTAAACTTGACGCTCTAGACGCTGATACTTACAGTATCGCTGAAACTAACTCTGCTATTGACTTAGCTGTTACTAGTCTAATAGACGGCGCTCCTGGTATCCTTGATACTCTTAGTGAGCTAGCTACTGCTATTGGCGACGACGCTAATTTCATTACTACTATTCAGACACAGATCGCAGAAGAAGCTAATCTAGCTCGTGCTGGTGAAGGTTCTTTAGTATTTGAACACGTAACTGCATCCGATCTTACTGGTGCTATTAATGCTGAAGGCACTCGTGCTAAAGCTGCAGAAGGCACTAATGCTGACGCTATCTCTACAGAAGCTTCTACTCGTGCTACTGCTACTGGTAACTTAGCTTCTTTGACTACTGGTGCTACTGGTAGCCTAGTAGATGCAATCAATGAAGTAAACGATGACGTTACTTCTGCTATCAATGAAATTGACGCTACTCAAGTAGGTGCAGGTTTAGATACTACTGGTTCTTACGTTCCAGATTCAGCTTCTAACTACATTGGTGCTGCTACTAGCTTAGCTGCTGCTGACTCTGCTCTAGACGCTCAAGCGCGTACTACTGCTGACGATCTTGCTACTGAAGTTGCTGACCGTTCTAATGCTATTACTGAAGAAGCTACTGCTCGTTCTAATGCAGACGCTACATTACAAGGTCTTATAGACGGTAATACTGCTGACATTAGCTCTAACGATACAGATATCGCTGCTAATGCTGATGCTAACACAGCGTCTAACGTTAGGATTTCTGCTTTAGAAACTGATGGTACTGTTGCTGCTTTACAAGCTGAAGTAGACGGAACACAATCTTCTGCTGGACTTAACGCTGACGGTTCTTACTCAGCTACTGCAACATCAAGCTTCATAGCTACTGCAACTTCACTTAAGAGTGCTGATAACTTACTAGATAGCGCTGTTAAAGCTAACCAAACTGCTATTACTGCTGAAACAGACCGTTCTGTTAGTGCTGAAGCTGGTCTACAGGGTCAAATTAATGATACTGTAAACGCAACTTCTGCTGCACAAACTGAACTTGACGCTGTTGAAGCAGGTACTGGACTAGGAGTAAATGGTAACTATACTGCTTCTGTTACTAGTAACTTTGCTGCAACTGCAACGTCACTTAAGAATGCTGATGAGTTATTAGATTCGCAAATCAAGTCTAACTTGACTGCAATCACTACTGAAGCTTCAGACCGTACTACAGCTGATAATACTCTACAGTCTAACATTGACGCAGTAGTAAACACTGCTAGTGTTAATGCTGGTGCTTTAACTACTGAGACTACTCGAGCTAAAGGCGAAGAGTCTAGAATCGAAGGTAAAGTTGATGCTAACACTGGAGACATCGCAGGAAACGTAACAGCTATCGGTAACGAAGCTACTACTCGTAGCAACGCTGATACTACTCTTCAAGGTAACATTGATGCAGCTAACTCTGCAACTGAAACTGTTGCATCTGATCTAGGTACTGAAGCTGGACGTGCTAAGTCTGAAGAATCTAGAATCGAAGGTAAAGTTGACGCTAATGCAACTGACTTAGGTACTGAGACTGCTCGTGCTAAGACTGCTGAAGGCGTAAATGCTGATGCTCTTTCTACTGAGACTACTCGTGCTAAAGCTGCTGAAGGCGTAAATGCTGATGCTGTATCTAGTGAAGCTACTACTCGTGGTAACGCTGATACTACTCTTCAAGGTAACATTGACTCCGCTAATACAGCGACTGAAACTGTTGCAGCTGACTTAGGTACTGAGACTACTCGTGCTAAGTCTGAAGAAGCTAGAATCGAAGGTAAAGTTAACACTAACGCATCTGATATCTCTAGTGAGAAAACTCGTGCAACCGGTGTTGAAGCAGACTTAAATACTGCTATATCTGACGAGACTACTCGTGCAACTAACGCTGAATCTTCTAACGCTACAGCTATCTCTGATGAAGCAACTCGTGCAACTACTGCAGAAGGAACTCTAACGCAGAACTTGACAAGTGAATCTACTACTCGTGGAAATGCTGATACGTTACTACAGACTAACATTGACGCTGCTAACACAGCGACAGGTACTGTTGCTACTAACCTAGATACTGAGACTACTCGTGCATCTGGTGAAGAAGCTAGAATCGAAACTAAAGTTGATGCTAACACAAGTGCTACAGGTACTGTTGCTGCTGACCTAGCTACTGAGACTACTCGTGCTAAAGCTGCTGAAGCTGTTAACACTGGTAACTTCACTACTGAAGTTGCTGACCGTACTCTTGCAGACGCAGACCTACAGTCTAAGCTTGATACTGCTAACGGTAAGATTACTCTTAACGATAGTGCTATTACTACTGAAGCTGGTCGTGCTAAAGGTGAAGAAGCTAGAATCGAAGGTAAAGTTGACAATAATGCTACAGCAATCGGATTTAACGCTGAAGACATTACTGCTGAAGCTGGACGTGCTCAAAATGCGGAAATTGGTTTAGGTACTGATATCCAAGTTGAAGCTAACTCTCGTTCTACTGAAGATGCTAGACTAGCAGGTTTGATTGCTGATAATGCAAGTTCAACAGACGCTGTTGATGCAGCTATCCGTGGTGCTTACAATGCAACTATCTACACGCATGCATCCGCAGCTTCATCTCTAGTTCACGCTATCCCTCATAACTTAAATAGCAACTTCGTAGAAGTTAGCGTATTTATGTTCTCTGGTGGTAAGTGGCAGAATGATATCGCGTTAATCGAAGAAGTTGATGCTAACAATATAACTATCACTATGACGGATTCCCGTGATGTGAAAGTTGTTGTTAGATCTGCTGTTTCTATGTAACACGGTAGAGTAATTTAGGTGGGGGTTAAGTCCCCCACTTATAACATAATAAACTATATTGTTGGTTTATTATATTATAAGTGAAATAAAAAACAGATGAGAATTAAAGAGATTGATAAACAAATTGATAAGATGGATAAGGAACTACAGGGTATTATGTCCGACTTATCTAATTTGTCTGAGGAGGAGGTTGTAAATCGTATAAACATAGCTATGTATAGCTATCACGAGTTATTAGCCAAATTCAAAGAGCAATGAAGAATACGCATGAGGAGCAAGGTGTATATTCTTGGTTAAGCAAGGTGAGACAGAATTTATTAGAGTTCAAGTCTTTCTACCCCTCGTACTCTACGAAGTACCGTATGAGGTGGTGTTCTGAGCAGAAACAGGCTTTATACTACGCCAATAAGGCAATTAATAGTACCGCTTATTTTAAAGGATTAGACCCTAGATCCTTAAAGAATAAGAGGGCAAACCATAAACACAAACAAGGAACTTAAACTATGAATTCAACACAATATATGAATCTAATGACTAACCTTAAGGTTAGTTCTAACGCAGGATTCGCTTTCGAAGAGACGAACGTTTTACCAAACGACCCTATGCTAGGCCAAATGGCTTTAGTAGACGGAGTACTATATATCTACGTAACACTTACTGGTATTACTACTTGGTTCCCTCTTACGAACGGCAAATCTTCTTATGTACACACTCAATCCGTAGCTGCAGAGCAGTGGACGGTTAATCATAACTTAGACAGCACAAACTTTATCTACATGTGTTATGACGATGCTCATAACCTAACTATAGCTAATGTAGTTGCTAGCGACTTAAACTCATTCACTGTTCAGATGGGAACATCACTAACTGGTACTGTAGTAGTATTCGTAGAAAGTGAAGTATACCTTCCTACAGTAGGCGCTGATAACGTTGCTACACAAACTCTTACTGTTGATAACGGTACAGTAGTAATCGACTCTAACGGTGTAGTTGTTAACGGTGTTAACATTGCAACGTACACAGCTGATAACTCAGAAGCTATTACAGTTTTAAACTCTAACTCTTCTGTAGCGGGTTCTATCGACGCTAAGATTTCTAGTGTTGTTGGCGCGGCTCCAGAAGCTCTAAATACACTAACTGAGTTAGCTGCTGCAATTAACGATGACCAGAACTTTGCTGGCACTGTTACTGCATCTTTAGCTACTAAAGCTACTATAGTAAACTTATCTGCTGAAACTACAGCTAGAGACTTACTAGAAACTAACTTACAAGCTCAAATCAACAATAAGTTAAACTTCAACGACTACAACTCTGCAGACGTATTAGCTAAGTTACTTACTACTGATGGTGCTGGTTCTGGTTTAGACGCTGACACTTTAGATGGCAAGCAATTAAGTGATATCGAAGCAGATCGTCAAGCAGCTGATGCTGACTTACAGGCTAAGATTGAAGCTGAAGCTGGTACAGCTCGTGCAGCAGAAGTTGCTAACGAGAGTTCAGTTGCGGCTGAGAAGTTACGTGCAGAGACTGCTGAAGCAGGACTTGCAGCTGATATAGCTAACGTTACTCCTAACCTAGACCACGGAGCAGTAATTTCTTGTATCGATGCACAAGCTACTTACAACTCATCTTTCAGAGAGTTATTCGCTATGGTATACCTGAACAGAATGCTTCTTAGACCTACTGAGTGGAGCGCTTCTTGTGCTAACGGTGTATGTACTTCTATAACAGTTGATTCCTCTATCTCCATTACAGATGGCGATGAGTTAGAGATCATCTCTATACAGTAACATTTACAGAGGGCTTTAGTCTATAAGATAGAGTCCTCGATAAATATTATTATGGCAGATATTAATACTTTAAAAATAGTAGCAGTTGAAAATGCTATAAAGATAAAAGACCTACAAAGTGTCGTCAGTACCTTTGATCTAAGTACAAAAGCTAACGCAGACCTAAGCAACGTAGCAACAATTCCTTCTTCTGTAGTCTCCCAACTAAAAGGAGA